GTGAGTATACAGGAGACACCCATAGTATTTTACAAGGGCTATTGTTAAAGCCCCAATACAATGCAAGGTTCATACCCATCATAGACTTGCCGAACTGCCGTCCTATAGAAGCTATGTGGTATTTCTCTTTACCCCCTACAATAGATTGTAAGAGTTCTGCTTGAACCTTGTGAGGACTGAAGCCCGTTACTGTCATTCGTCTCTTTCGTTGATAGGTGTACCAAACTCAAAGGTAATGTTCTTGAATAAGTCTTTGCCATCTGCACCTGTAACCTCTTGTCTTGCGAGTTTAGGAATCATATACTCACTTAACTTGAGCATAAGCTCCATAGCTTTCTCTGGGTTCTCTGCTGCTACTTGCGTGAGCCACTCGGTCATATTAGTGAGGTTGTCCTCTACTAACTTTTGATAGGCTTCTCTAATCTCGGCAGTAGTCTTGTTAGGTTTGCCCTTCGGTCTTCCCTTTGGATTGGTTACCTCTCCTTTCTTAAATGCCATTATAAATGATTATAGTTTATAATGTTAACCTTAAAAATCCAAGATTGTTAATTGACCTCTCGCTTTGGTTTCTTCGTGTTCATTTCCATAACGGAAACCCTCATAGCCTATTGCGTGTAACATAGTCTCATATAAGTGTGCTTCAATAGCATTGTTATACCTGCCCACTATCTCATAGCCTTTTATAATCTTGCCTTTACTTCTATGCTCTTTGATTCTTCTATCTAATGAGTTTGTCATACCAACATAATGATGTTCTGGTAAATAATAGACTGTGTAGTAAGGGTCTTTAGTAGGTTTCTTTCTTGGCATCGTTTCTTTGCGAAACTGATATTGCCTTGCACTATCTTTCTTCTTACACTCTATGCACTCACTTCTATAACCATCAGCACTATCTTTTCTTGGGTGAAAGTCTTGAACAGGCTTGAGGTAATTACACTTCTTACAAACCTTCTTCATCTCTCTTGCGTTTAGCCTCTTCTCTAAATAGCTTCTTGATTGCTTGGGTGTTGGCTCTACGAGCTTGTCTGTTCTCTCGTGTAGGAGCATCTGGTAGTTCTATGAAGTTCCTCACGAAGGCTTGTTCATCTCTTGAGAGTTGACCTCGTAGGTGTACTTGTACTAACAACTCAAATAGGTTGTTTAGGTTGTTCCTGTTGATTAGGACATTTGCGCTTTTGCTTGTATCACTCATAGTCGTTAATGTATTGCCAAATAGATTGTATAGTGTCTATTTGATGTAGTTTATGGTTTTCTATTTCGTAGGTAGGTGCTTTCATTTGGAAGGATGTACCATTATCTCTGTACCTTATCTCTCCCTCTTTGTAGTAAGATGCGTTTTGAAGCATCGTGTCTTTGTCAATCATACCACATATCCAAAAGGTATTTTGTTTCTTGTTGATGCTACAGAAGGCATACATATTACAATCAAAGTGTTCTTGGTAAGATATGAAGTTGTTTACATAATGAGGTTTAGGGTCTACAGACCTGCCCATTGTTTTTACATCTACCTTCTTGCCATTTAAACCTATGTCGTATCCTCCATCAAACCCATCTTCAAAGGTAGGGTATAATCCTATGATAGTCTTGAACATATTCTCACCAAGAAGACCTGTGTATTGTTCCTCTTTGTTTCCGTTAGCAGCAAACCTATGACCCATAGAATGGTCTTGTAACCAATCCCAAGTCTTTTGCTTTAATGACAAAGGTATCTTGTATCCTATCATAGTTTTATTAGTCGTAGTCTTCTTTGGTATTTTCTTATTAGTAGAGCATTGTTGGTAATAGTGTCTTGCAACTCCGTAGTCCAACCGAACCTACTTGCTTGGATAGATAGATTGATGTTGTCAATCATTAGCATCTCCAGATACTTCTGTACCTCTCTAATGTGTTTTCTTTTTCGTAGTATCGTCTTCATATCTTTTGAGTATTTTCTCTAATGCTTTGCAACGGAGGTATTCCCTGCGGAGCATATACATTACCATTATAGTAACAAGGATTAAACTAATCATTTTCTATTCCGTTATCTTCTTTGTCTCGGTTACACAATGCTATGATGTCTTTCATTTCTCTTTGGTGTTAAAGGTTTCTACTACTGGAGCAAAACTTTGGGATACTTCACCCTTCACCCAAACTGAACCATTAAACTCTTGGTGCATTACTTTAGGTTTCCAAAACTGCCACCAGCGAGGTGAGGATTCAACAACAAATGTTGTTTCTAATCTGTTCCATCCGTTTAAGGATTCTGTTACTTCAAATTTTGTTTTCATTTCTCTTTTGTTTTAAAGGTTATTAATGCCAATAATCTGTAATACTGGCAAAAGTTAGTTTTATATGTTGTTGCGTATGATTTGATTTCTTTTCCCATCATTATATGCCGCAGCATCCTTTAATGGTGGGAATTCGCATCATCTCATTTGATATGTTGTGTTGTACCATTTGAGATGTTATCCGTATTTATACGCTTATATACTTTACACTTTGAGTGCTTTTTATTTTACACTTTGTCACACTGCGGTGTAAGGTTTCTATTTCACAATCTGGATAGGTGCAGTTGTTGTTTAGTCTGCAACTCTCCCCTTCTCTTTTGATGTGCTTACACTTTTCTAATTTCTCAAGCGTGTCTTTCATCTTGGGTCTATATCTTCTTGGGTTATGATAATCTCAATGCCTTCGTACTTTAGTTGGTCTAATGCTCTACGGCATTCTCTGGCTTTCTCCATTGTGTCAAAGACTACATCAAATTTGTCCTTGACAAATACTCTAAACTTGTTCATAATAGTTTTTGGTGTATTTGGTTTAACATCTCTTTGTACTGTGGGTAGTCACCATACTTAATATGGCAAGGGCGGCAGACCGCCATTAGATTCTCTATGACATCCTTTGACTTACTGCCTCCACTACCTCTGTTGTCTATGTGGTGAATGTCATTGGCTCGTGTCCCACAAACCTCACATCCTATGAAGTCATCTAACACATAGCCGAAGTAGTCCATATATATTTTGGTGTGCTTTTTCACAACTCTCCACTAATGGTATAGTTGTTAATCATTTCTTGTATCTCCTCCAGAGGTCTGTTCTCAAAGAAGTCGTGGTATTGATTCAAAGCAAACATTACCTTCTCCTCTCCCTTGTTGAAGAACTCCTCACTAACAGAGTAAACACCTACATCACACGATAGCTTATCAATCACCAAGAACTTAAACTTGGTGTAGTCTACATTGAATAGACGGCAGTATAGATATACCTGTACATCGTAGGAGTATTTGTGTCTTGCGGAATACACAAAGTTGCGTAGGTCACTCGTGGTCTTGAGGTCAATGATAGTACCGTCATTCTTTATGATGTCGGCTTTGCCTCTAAAGGGGTATCCCTCTACATAGTCTACGGCAGGTACTTCAAAGGTAGAGTCTCTTAATAGCTCTACTGCTTGGTGATTCTTGAAGAGGGCTTCAGTCATACGCTCTGCAAGTTTACGCTCCTTTGTAGTGTAGAGTAAGTGGTTGGGGTGGATTGCTTTCGCATCTTTCCACTTCTTGGTATTCTTACTTGCTACATCTATGAAGGTCATCTCATTTATCTTATGAGGCTCTAATACCATTGTGTGTATTAGTCTGCCATCTCGTAGAGCTTGGCTATTGGTCTCCTCACCATACTGCATTAGATTGTAGTAGGTTCTTGGAGAGTCCAGAAGTTTCTTGAGGTTAGATGAACTGAACGCTACCTTACCGAGATAGCCATAATAGAAGTCATCTTCAATAGCTTGTTGTACAAGCCATTCTTGAGAGTGTTGCTCACCATTGAGCATTGTGATTTGTTTAGACATAGGTGTATTTATTTATCGGGTTAATCCCATTGCTTGAATAAAGCGTTGACCCTTATCATAGTCAATGCCTTTTATAAGTCGGTAGATAAAAGCAGATGCTCTCTTAACGGATTCCATCTCTGCCTTGCTTGTGTCCTTTCCTGTATTTGCATACATCTGGGCATCTATGTGTAAGAGTTGGTCAATCGTCTCTTTGTCGCTTAACGCTTCCTCAAATACTATTTGAGCCTTATAGATTGCTTGAGTGTGTGTCATCATTTTTGATAGTCTATTTGTCGTGTGATTATTTCTTCTTCGTCATCGCATACGCAAGTCTCCTTCTCACAATCGTGGCAGCAGTTACATACCCAACTGTCATCACAATACTCATAGCAGATGTCACATTGCGTTGCTTGGTCTTCTTGGTACGAAGCCAACTCTCTGTCCAGATAGTACATTATATTCTCTCTATTAGTTCGTAGATAAACAAAAAGAATGCAATGCCTATTGATGAGGCAATGAATAGAGTGCCTCCGTACAGGAGGTCTTCTTTAAGGGTGTAGGTCTTCTTTGACATAATAAGGTGTTTTTGTTTCTGCTAATATAAACAAAATTCTTAACAACCTACATAGAAATAGAAATTTCTTCAAAAATTATGTCTTGCACATCCTCTATCCTCAAATATGTAAACACATCTTGCTTACTGAATCTACCTATCCATTTGTACAAACCATCCGAAGGCTTGACCCTATTCTTTCTTGTGACATTCTCTGGGGTGAATTTGTCACACAACTCTATAGCCTTCAACCTCAACTTGTCTTTCTCTATCACATAGAACCTATCAGGGAATTGAAATGCTATGTACTCTGCTTTAGAATCTTTAGCACACCATCCGTGATAGCCCCACACATTTAAGAACTCCAAAAGAATAAAGCCGTGCTTGTGCATCGGCTTGAGTCCCTTGACATCTACGAGCTTATCACCCCAATAGAAATCTATGTGTTTCTTATCGTCTTCAAGTTCTGATTTCAAAGCACCTGTAAGAGCCTTGAATAGTTCCTCACCATCTTTACCTATAGAGATACAATGATTCGTTCTATCGTCCGATTGGTTTAATCCTTTCTTTAGATAAGTGTTTAGGCTATCGGAACTCATTCAAGTCTGTGTCTTTTAGTTTCTTGTCACCATCATAGAATGAGAATCTATTATGTGTGTACTCTACACGAAAGCCTCCGTAGTTGCCACTAACATCAAACTTGTACTCGTCTTTGTCGTGTACAGTTGTAATGCCTTCAGCCTCTTTGTACTCCTTCACCTTATGACCTTGAGTCCAAAGCCATACAAGAAGCAACTTACT